ATGCTACACTGGTCATATTTAAAGGATTATGCAGCAATTTGCAAACAATAACTTTTTGACCATCTGTAATATTTTGACTGTAGGCATCAGCATACATTTTTTTCAACATGTTCCAGTTAATAGCAGCAAGCACATGACCTACTCCACATTTTCCTGTTTTTTCATATTGATTAGTATATTTAGTAAGGTTATTGACACGTTTAGGAGTTCCTTTTTCCCAACCTGGACGTTCCTTAAATGCTATTCTGAATTGTTTAATTTCTTCTAGGATTTCTGATTCAGTATAACCTTCCAATACCATACGCAAAACTTTTTCCAAAAACCTTTGCATAAACTCTGGTGTGTCACTACGTTTAAGATCTAGCCCCATGGCCTTTAATTTACCTGTAGATCCTTCTGTATCATGACGTTTACCTTCAGTATCAAAAAGCAATAACCCATACCTTTTCTTTTTAATGAATAAGCCTTTGCTTGCACATATTTCTCTACCTGCAGCAATTATTTTACCAAATTCCAGATTAGTATGAAACGTATCCTGCATAAATTTAGGAAAGCTTTCATTTACTGAATCACTTGCAGTATCATACAGTTCTATAACTTTTTCTTTATTCCATTCTAGCTCACCAGAGTCAATCAGGTCTTTGTATGTGTTGTATGCACTAAAATATGAACTATCAGTATCACCATATATGATTGCTTCGCCCATATGATCATATACACCAGTAAACATTTCGTTCATTTTTGCATTCATGTGTTTAGCAATACTTCTACCTGTCAATGTTGTACTTTGTCCTAATCGCATATCAAAAAACCTAGATCCTGGATTTAACAAAGCACCATACAAACTATTTAAGTTAATTTTTTTTGTTAATTGACGTTTATCCCAAAATGCTTCTTGTTCAGGGTTCTCTGCTGACTTTTTCTTTGCTTGTAGTTCTTTACGCTCTCTGTACCAACGTGATAACAAATCAGGAATAATTCCTGGTTGATCATATTTAAATATTACACCATTTGCACTAATGTTCCATTCTCTGCCATCCAAAAATACAAGTGCATATATCTCAGCACCAGTCATAGGAATTCGTTCTCCGTTAGCAAATACCACAGTCATTTCTGTAGCAGTATCCCTAGTTCTAACTAGTTCAAACTCCCAAGTATCAAATCTATCTGCCCATGCATCAGCAAAACTTTGTGCTTTACCTGTTTCACTATCTGTCATTCTATCATCAATAATGCTTTTTGTAATACTGGGTTCTATATGAGCAACAATAGTCTCAGGACTCATGTTTAAGCTACGAATAACACTGGGATACAGACTGTTTAAGTCAACACTGCCAATCCAATCATGTAGTCCTGTTTTAGGATTAGCTACATATGCACCTGCAGCTTGAGTGCCTCCCTCTGCATGTTTTTTATCTGGTACTTGCAAACCCTGACTATGTGCTTCATTAATAATAGCTTGATCTCCTACTGCAACTGCACCTAGTGTAGTTTTAAGTAGCACAGTATTACTATGAGCTAATAGATTGTGCAAATCTAAATATTGTAATTTTTTGTCTAGTTTTACTAGTAGCTCTACGTCTTGCCTGTTGTAAGCAATAAACTTTTCGAAATCATTATTGTATAATTGATCGAGAGTACCTTCATAAGGTATTTTGTTCTCTCCTACTTCTATTTCACCTACATAGTCCAGTCTGTAACTAGCAAGTTCATGATATGTATTTTTCCTATACAGTTCTAAATAATCTAAATGTACTCTACCAACTAGTTCAAATGTCTTTTGCTCCTTACCATAGCGTTCAAAAGTTTTTTCTATAGGATACTGATTCCACAGGCAAAATTCTCTTGTACGTTCTTTTCCTAGCACTCTTGCAACTCTGTTTACAGTATAAGGGATATCATAACCTTCTGAATTCCAACCACTTAATACATCTGCATCATAAATTAATTGTAAGAAGTGATCAAGCATTTCAGCTTCATCTTTACACAATATTGTGTTGGGAAATTTATGACATATGTTACTGGCTTTTTCTGCATCTAATCCTTTGGGTTTAACACAAAGAGTTATAACTTTGTCTATCCAGGTTAGAGCTAATGTTATTGCAGTTATTCCACTAAATGGATCGCTCGGATCTGCGTATCCTTTCTGATGATTAAAATCTACTTCAATATCAAATAAGCATAAATTTAGTTCTGGAGATTCTGCATCCAAATAGTTTTCGCTTAAACAACGAAATACGGGATTAATATCACTTTCAAATAATGTTTTATGTTCTAATGCAGCTTTTTCTTTACGAAATTGTTTAGTATTACTACACGTTACTCTAGATAGACTATCCCCAAAAATACTGCGAAATTTACCTTTATCATCAGGATAATAAAAACTGTATCTTGCAGGATAATTAACGAACTCTCTTTTACCTTTTACCCTTTCTGCAATTTCAATACAATCTTTGTCTCTATCAAACCATGCGTCTACATACATAAATTATTGACCCATTATTGCATTATATAAACCAATACTTTCAAATATAAAAAACATAATATATTGTAACACTATAAATGGCGCCTGTCTAATTATTCCTGCAGTAATTAACATAACGTTGCTAATTAAAAACATGCTAAAGATAAACACAAAAGGAGGTTCTGGAACGTTAAAAGCAAGTGTGCTTATGGCAGTCAAAGCACAGCAAAAACTAGTCATTTCTACTAAAAATCTAGGTTTGTGTGCTTTGTATTCTTTTTTAAAAGATTCTAAAAAATTCATTTAGCTAATTTTTTAAAAATTTGTCCTTCTTCGTATTTTCTCTGAATTTCTTCAGGCAAGGATTTAAATATAAAATTTACTTTTTGATGAAGTTCTTTTACGTCATACTCATTACCTTTATAAACATATGTTTGATTATGCTTTGTGTATGTAAAAGTAGTGGTTGAGGTTTCAGGTACTACAACAATATCTCCTGAATTTTTATCAAATTTATTATACCAGATTGAACTCATGCAGTCCTTCCAACATTAGTTAGAATATCTTCAAGCTCATCAAAGTCATCTCTGCTTTTCTGCAATTCAGCTTTGAATGCAATTCTAATAGCTTTGTTTAAAGTTGCAGGTTTAATGTCTAATTCTTGTGCAACAGTTTTTACAGTATCACGTAAACCTTCCCTAAGATCCTGGATCTCTTGTGTAACCGCCAACCCTTCATTAATCAATTGTTTGAGACGTTCAATATCGTTTGTGCCAAATGCTCGAGCCATTTTGTATCCTGTGTTAAGGTTAAATTATAATTATAGTAAAATCTAAAAAAAATGTCAACTGTTTTTTACACAATCTGGACTGACATTTTCTAATTTTCCATCCTGATATTCTGCATTAGTTAAAGTTGTAATGCCTAGTGCGTGATAGTTCATTTGTTGCATGGCTTGATAAACATGCCTATGACGCTCTACTTTGCTCATGTTTTCAAATACATCGCTAACAACTAAAATACGAAAATGTGAATGGTTTCCTCTATGGTGATTGCTACTTTCATCTATTACTTTTACTAATGTAGTTTTTGGTACATGATGTGATATTGCGTTTTCTATTTCTGTAATTGGATCGTCGTACCATTCTATATACATTAAATAAATCCCTTTCTATAAACAAGTCTTCCACCTTCTCTTACAGCACTCAAACAAGCTTTCCTGTTACTACCATCAAGCTTATTACTCACGTGAACCCATCCACTTTGTGGATCTGCAGGATCATAAAATTCCAGTATAATTTGGTCGAAATCACAATTATCTCTAATCCATTCAGCCAATTGTTTATTTGGTATCCCATAACATTCAATATCTGCTGCTTCACCATTACAATGCTGACTAGTTTGAGAACCTCCCACTGCTTTATTGAGTTGTAAACTTCTATATCCGCTATTAACAGTAACTACTCCAAATTTATCTCTAACTGGTTGTAGAATTTTGTGTACTAAAACTGCTAAATTAATTAGGTGTTCTGGTTGAGGATCGTTTGGTATACGTAATCTAGTTGCTGTTGAACTAGTAGTCATTTCTTTTAAACTAAAATTTTTACTCAGTTTCATTTTCTATTTTCCTAAAGTTTGCGGCGCTTAATCCTAAAAGTGTTTTTGCAGTGATTAATATTTCATCTAGTACAATATCTGCAGTGTTTAATTTAAGATTATAATTTTTCTCTAAATATGTGCAACAATAATCCCATGTTTCTTGATCTATTTGCTCTTCACTGATAATTTCTTCAATGTTTTTAAAAAGCGGTTGTAAGTCTGTTGCTTTTGTACAAAACTTTTGTGCATTAAAATCGATTTGGTTA